GTACTGCTGGTCTTTATATGACCAAGATTACTGAATCTGCAGCAAGTACAGTAACTGCTAAAGTTCAGGCCGTTGATACAACAGCAAGTAATGTTAATATCACCTTTCAACCAAAGGGTGCTGGTATTGTAAGTGTTCAGTCTGGTTCTACATTCCGCCTCCAAGATACTCAGTTTGAAATTGTTGATGATGTAAGTAGCAACAAAAGAGCAAGATTTGAAGTAAGTAATATTGGTACTGGATTAAGAACTTTTGCCCTTCCTTTAGTTAGTGTTGGTACTGGAACAACTCTTGTTGGTGATGACACAGCACAAACATTGACGAATAAAGTTATTCGTGTAAATGAAAATGAATTCTTTATTACTGATGGCAATAAGGATGCAAAATTTGGTATTGATTGGGTAACAACTCCATCTGGTACAAAAACATATTTTTTACCAGACCCAGGTCCTGGAATTATTACTTCCACATTAATTGATGATGTTACTCAACAAACTTTATCAAATAAAACATTAGTTCAACCAAGTCTTGCATCAAATGCAAGTACAAATATTAAGGTTCTATTTGACACTACAAATGTAACAGCAACTAGAACAGTTACATTTCCAGACCTTAATATTACTTTTGTTGGTACTGATGCAACACAGTCCTTAACAAATAAAACATATCAGGGTGCTATTTTTGCGGACACTACAGATGTAACTAAAAAGGTTGCATTTGTTTTGACTAATTTAACTACAGCAACAACAAATAATTTTGGGTTTCCTACAACGCTAAATACTACAGGAACATCCGTTATAGTTAGTGAATTAGCATCTCAAACTTTAAAAAATAAGTTATACGACCAACCAGTTCTTTCTGATGTTAGGTCGGTTAACCGAAGAGTTACAATTGATTTAAGTAATATTACATCCAATAGAACTATTCAATTCCCAGATGGAGATGCTACATTACTTTCTACAAACAATGCTAGTACTTTGAATGGTATTACTTTTGGCGGACAATTAGCATCAGACTCTTTCGGGGGGAGATTAAGATTACAAACACATTTTCAGTCGGGGTGGTAAAGTAAAATGACAGCAGGAAAACTAGCATCTGCAAAACCAGCAGCAACTACAAATACATTCCTTTATCGTTGTCCAATCGATAAGGCTGCAAGCACAGTTTTGAATGTTGCCAATCAGGGTTCAAGTGCATCTTCGTATAGAGTTGCTTTGAGAGATTATGACCAAACTTTAACTTTGGATTCTAGTGCATATAAATTTAGGCAGGGTAATGTAATTAGTTCTTACATCGTTTCTGTAACTCCTGGATTATCTAAAAGTTCCTTGACTCCTGGAAGTAAAATTACTCTTACTAATAATAATGGTTCATTTAAATTTATGGACATTATTAAACCAACTACAACAGTAACAATTCCAGTTAAAGTTCAAACTATTGGTTCCACATCTATTACTGCAGTTACTGGCGGTTCATTTTCTCCTGGAACTACTTTGACTGGAGCAAACGGATTAACTGGTACAATTTATTACTATAATAGTACTAATGGAACTCTCCAATTAAATATTGCAGGAATTACTAATTCCAGTACTTCATTTAGAGTATCTGGAACTGGAACAGAAGTTTCAACTTCAGACCTTTTAAACATTGACACTGAACTTGTTACTGTTACAGGAAAAACGGGAAATTCATTAACTGTTACTAGAGCTTCTTCTGCAACGGCGGCAGCTGCCCATACACCAGGAGCTTCAGTTCGTATTGTTAGACCAACTGCAACTACAACTACTCTTTCTGCTGCTATTACTGACACAGCAGCAACTAGTATTACTGTAACGAGTGCAGCATCTTTAAATGTTGGTGATTATATTAGGATTGGTAATGAATTTTTATTAATTGGATTAATCGTTACTAACACTCTTACTGTTTCTAGAGGTCAATTAGGAACTACTGCAGCAACTGCTTTAAATGGAGCAACTGTCACCAGACACACTGACCAATCATATGTTTCGTTACAATATTTTGCTAATGGTGAAGCAGTAACATCGAGTGCTGTAAGTGCAACTATTTCTTCTGGTGTTTCAAGTTCTAGAACTTTTAATCCTGCTACAAAATTTATTTACGATATTGATAATTCTGGAACTTTTTCTCTTCCTCCATCGTTAACCTTTAATGTAGATAGAACTTATAGGTTTACTCAATCAGATTCTAGTAATACTGGTGAAAGTTTGTATTTTAGTCTTTCTGCTGAGTCTGGAACTTCATATACTGTTGGCGTAACAACTAGTGGAACAGCTGGTAGCAGTGGTGCATATACTCAAATTTCTACGACTTCAACTACAGCACCTGGACTAGTTACAAGAGGAACTACCAGTGGTATTGGTACATCTGCTGCATTAAATCTTGACCCACTTTACTCTCAAATTTATGTTTATGATGTTGAAGGTAGTTTAGCAGCAACCAATTCATTCAATACAACCACTGGTTCAAATGATATTAGTGCAGTATTTGCAGGACCTTATGGATATGTTCAAGGATATACAAGTACTGCATTGAAAGTAACATCTGGATTAAATTCTTCTGCATTTTCTACTTTAACTACAACAGTCACTGGTACTTCTGGTCAATTTACATTTACGGTTGGTTCTGCAACTGGTTTAATTCAGGGTATGGCAGCTTCTGGTACTGGAATTGGTACTGGTGCTAGAATTACAAATATTTCTGGAACTACAGTTACTGTTGATGTTGCAAATAGTGCAACAGTTTCTGGAACTGGTACTTTTAATCACACCTTCTATGATTCCCCAAGAACTACTGGAGCATCTAGAAGTATTGTAACCGTTTCATCACTGACAACTGCTACCGATGTTAATGCTGAGGATTATCTGTTTTATGATAAAGCATTAGCGGGAAATACTACTGACAAGAATAGTAGTATTTTAATTGGCCCTGGTCAATCATTGGTAGTATATTCTGCAGCAAATACAATTAGTTATTCCTTAAATGGATTTGAAGATTCAACCAGTGACCTTACAATTTATAATTATCTTAGAGTCTAATTAAGTTCATAAATATCTAGAAGGCAGTTAAAACATGTCATTAACAAGACTTAAGAATATTATTACATCGAGAACTGGTCGCATTATCTATGTGAACCCAGATGATTTCGATGCCTCTGATGCTATCGATAACAGAGGTAACTCTGCTCTCAGACCATTCAAATCTCTACAAAGAGCTCTATTAGAAGTTTCTAGATTCTCTTATCGAGTTGGTCTTTCTAATGACGAGTTTGATGCTTTTAGTATTTACTTGTATCCATCAGAATATATCATTGACAATAGACCAGGAGAAATTCTTTATACTGAAGTTGCTCCAATTGATGAAAATTCAAACTTTGACCTAACATCACCCAATAACGTACTCTACAAATTCAACTCTGTTGAGGGTGGTGTTATTATTCCTAGAGGTTGTTCTATTATTGGTTCTGACCTTAGAAGAACAAAAATTATTCCCAAATATATTCCATACCCAGCAGTTAAGCCTTCTCTGGGCATTACTTCAATTAATGAACCAGCAAGAACGGCAATTTTCCGAGTAACTGGTGGTTGCTATTTCTGGCAGTTTTCCTTCTTTGATGGTGATTCGACTGGAGTTTATTATAAGGAAAATGATGCGTCAACAATTCAACCATCATTTTCTCACCATAAATTAACTGCATTTGAATTTGCTGATGGTAAGAATGAGTTGAGAGATTTAATTGCTAACGGTACGGTAAAACCAAACTTTGATATTAATTCTGCTGTTATTCCAGACCTTCAATCTAGAACTGATTTAGACATTTATTATCAAAAAATTTCTAGAGCATTCACATCTATTCCCGACACTTCTGGTACTCCAAATCAAGACCAATTGCAGGCTAGAATTGAAGAAAATAGAATTGTTGGACCAATTTCAGATGAATTCCAAGTCTTACAAATTACTCGCAATGGTCAGACTGCAACTGGTATTACTGTTGATGAATTAGGAAACCCCAAAAACCATGGATTCTCTGTCGGCGTTAATATTAATATTTCTGGCGTTACTGGTTCTACTGGCACTCAAAGTGAACTAGATGCTACATTATATAATGGTTCTTTCCAGGTTACTTCTGCACAAGGTAATATATTTACCTATCAGATGGCATCAGAACCAACTGGTAATGCTGTTGGTTCAAATATTCTAGCAAAGGTTGAAATTGATACTGTAGACTCTGCATCGCCATATATCTTTAACTTATCTTTACGCTCTACGTGGGGATTAGGTGGTATGCACGCTGATGGTTACAAAACCACAGGTTTTAAATCCATGGTTGTTGCACAGTTTACTGGATTATCACTACAAAAAGATGATAGAGCTTTCGTAAGATATAATACTTCAACTGGAGCATATGATGAAGGTGGTACTGGTGCTCACTTAGATGGCGCTTGTAAATATAAAAAAGGATGGCGTCATTGCCACGTTAAAGCTTCAAATGATGCATTTATTCAGGTTGTTTCTGTGTTCGCAGTTGGATATGCTGACCAGTTTTTTGCTGATAGTGGTTCCGACATGTCAATCACTAACTCCAACTCCAACTTTGGCAACACTGCTCTAAGATGTAAGGGATTCAAAGCAGCTTCATTTACTAAGGATAAATTTGGTACATTAACTCATATTATTCCACCAAAATCACTTTCTGATGTAAGTGAAGTATCTATTAACTGGGTAAACGTTGATATTCAAAGAACAAGAACAGTAGCTAATAATACTAGACTTTATCTTTATGGATATACGTCTTTAAATGCTCCACCTGGAGCAAAAGTTCAAGGATATACAGTTGGTGCTAGACAAGATGGAACTGGAGGGTCTGCAGTTCCAGATAAACTTTATTGTTTGTTGATTGCAAACGGTGCCACAGTTGCAACTACTCAGTCAGCAACAATCAATCCATATGGACCAAGTGTTACTTCTGCTACTGTAAATACATCCGCATCACCACTCAAATTTGATTCGAATACATACACAATTAGTGGTGTTCCAAATCAAGTTGGTGGATGGTATATACAAGTATCTGCAACAAACAATGCAATTTATACAACATTATCTACAAACACAACCAAGTATGGAACAGTTTCATTTACACCAACAACATTCATCAAGAGAATTCCCGATGCTCGTGTTTTGAAGGATAGAATTTATAGACTTCGTTATGTTGTTCCAAAGGATTCTTTCCCTGTACCACGTTCACCAATTACTGGATATGTAATTCAACCTAGGTCAAGTGAATCAAGTTCACCATCTTATACTAGATGTTTTTATATCTACGAAATTGAAACTTATCAAGCATTTGTAAGAGGAACATCTGATGGTATTTACTATCTAAGTTTCCTTTGTGCTTCAATTACACCATCAACATCAAACTTTAATGATTTTAGATTCTCTCAAAATGTCAATGAAGTTTATCCGACATTTGATAGAGATAATCCTTTAGCAGACCCTGCTGCAGCAGTATCTGTTGCTGATAATGTTACTATTGGACTTGTATATGCTACTGATGGAGCAACTCCAACGCCAAATAAAAATCCGCAATTGAGTATTACTAAAGAAGCAACACAATATTTACTTGCAGAATCAAATAATAACCTAGCATGGAATTCATCTGCTGGTACTCTAGGAACTTATACATTAACTGCTCGTACTGGAGATGCTGAAACTAGAAAAATTCCATTGAAAGTTGACGTTGATAGTAATATGGTTCCAATTCCAGTTGAAATTCGTCGTCACTCTATTCAACGTTCTGGTAACCATACTTTTGAATATACTGGTTTCGGTCCTGGTAACTATTCGACAGCATTCCCACAAACCCAAGTAGAAGTTCTAACAACAGACCAAATTAAACTATCACAATCTCTTAAGGAACAAGCTGGAGTTTCATTCTATTCTGGTCTAAACTCTAATGGCGACCTATTCATTGGCAACCAGATTATTAACCCAGTTACTGGTCAAGTAACTAATGAAGATATTGCATCTTTAAACGTTGTTGGTGAAGAGAGTACTACAGTTCAAACATTCTCTGAAATTGTTCTTACCGATAAATTAACCGTTCTTGGCGGTGCAGCAAACCAGTTAGAATCTTTATTCTCTGGTCCTGTTACCTTCTCAGGTAAATTGACCTCAGATACAAATATGCAGGTTAAGAAGTTAACTTATGCAAACCCAGACGGTACAATCCTCAAGTCAACACTGATGGCTCCAGACAATGGTTCTGGTTCGCCTAACCTAACTGGTATCACCACCTACACAACTCCTGTAGATGGTGATATTGTGTACAATACTTCTTGGACTCCAGGAGGTAATTTGGGATGGATGTATTATTCTGGTACTTGGTATAAATTTGGACTAACAAATACAAACTTTATTAGTATTGCAACATTTGGTTCTAATACCAATATGGCTTTGGGTGGTAGTGCCAATACCAATTATCGTTTAGATGTTACAGGAAGTCAGCATATTAGTGGTGACTTAGTGGTTGATGGTAAAGGTGGAGTTAATGCAAATAAATATATTTTGAGAAGTTATACTGGCGACGGTTCAACTCAAACATTTACGATTACAACTGGACATACCTCTAAGAGTGTGATGGTATTTGTAAACGGTGTGTGTCAAATACCAGATACTAATTATACGGTTTCTGGAACTAACGTTGTATTTGGTGCTGGAGATGCTCCATCCTCGGGTGATAATGTACAAATTAGAGAATTACCAATCTAATTTAACGGAGAATAATTCTATATGGCACTACTAAAAATCAATGGTAATCAGATTAATACTGCTACCAATGCTACAATCAGTTCATTATCGTTTTCGAATACAAATAGTATTTTAAAACTTCCTAGTGGTACTACTCTTCAAAGACCAACAGGAGCTGTTGGTATTATTAGGTATAACAGTGAATTAGATAGGGCAGAGGTTTATACTGCGAATGGAACTTCAACTGGTGTTCCTGGGTGGGTTCCTATTGGTGCAGAAACAGGTATTGATGGAGGACAAGCATTTGTCAGAACAAATGGTACTACTATCACAAAAAGTATTACAATTGGACCTAGTGCAAACGGCGATGTAAAATTTACACATGGATTTGTTGTGGGGGAAGTTACTATTAATTCTAATATAGATGTAACTATAGAATCTGGCTCTGTATTTGCTATTTTGGGAGTATTTTAATTATGGCAGTACAAAAAATTAATGGCAATCAAATTAGTAATACTACTGATGCTACAATTGCTCAGTTGCAATTTGCAAATTCTAATAGTTCTCTAAAATTACCAACAGGAACCACTGCACAACGTCCAACTGGAATTTCTAGAGGAACTATTAGATTTAATGCAACAACAGATGTTCCTGAAATTTATAATAGTCAAACTGGTGTTAATGACTGGAATGGTATTGGTTCGGAAACGGGTGTTGATGGCGGTGGAGTTTTTGTGCGAACAAATGGACCAACAATTACAAAAGATATTACAATTGGACCGACAGCAAATAATGACCAAAAATATACTTGGGGAATATTAATTGGTGACATAACAATAAACACTGGAAATTCAGTTACTGTTGAAGATGGTGCTGGATTATTCATTATTGATGAAGCAGATGATGGACTTATTATTGGACCTTCATCATCTGCCGCAGGTGCTAGTTATCTTGATGGTGGAATACTCTATCAATCATCCTATGCTAATGCAATAAAACTTACTACATCTGCCAGTCCAAATGCAACTGTAGATTCATTTACATTTACAAAGAGTTCTTCAACAAGTAGAATTATTGTTCAAGGAGCAGTTTCTTGTCGTGGAAATACTAACGATGGCAACTATTATTTCCTTGATATCAATGGTACTAGAAATTATACTGGATGGGGAGAATCTCCATATTCAGAATACAATGGGTTATATTGTACTCAAGTATGGACTACATTATCAGCAGGAAATTATACTGCATCATGGGGTTGGTCTTCAGTAACGGGAACTTCTGAACGACCATTCGATATAATGAATATCAATAATGGTGAAGATGGGAGAAATAGACAAAATGGAAGTGAGTGGTATGTTTGGGAAGTTGATGCTGGAACCGATTTAACTACACCATCAGAAGTTGTTGCAACAACATCTACAGACATATACTATAATGCAGTTTCTCTTTTATTATCTTTTAATGGTGATGTTGTAGATAAAAGCCAATATATTCATACAGTCACTAGTGGAGGAAATTTTGGATTTACTAGTTCACCTTCTTCGCCATTAAGTGGTGGCGCTCAGGTTGCAAATTTTGTAGCAAGTTCTGGTTATACTAGATTATCTGTTCCTGACCATCAAGCACTAAGATTAGAAACAAGCGATTTTACAATTGAGGGATGGATTTATATTAATTCTGTTGATAGTGGGTTGAGTGGATATAATAGAAGAGTATTTCAAAAAGGTGCCAACTCTTCTACTGGTTATGGATTATTTTATAGTTCCAGTGATTTCTATTTTGGTAGAACAGATGAGGCTATTTTGACAACTACTAGAAGTTCTTGGAATGGTAATTGGTATCATTTTGCTATTGTTAGAGAAGGAAATATTTTTAGGATGTATAGAAATGGAGTCCAAGTATCTTCTAGTGTCAGTAATGCATCTACGAATTTAAATAATACTGACCCATTATATTTTGGTGTATATCCAGCTGATATTACTGCAGCGGCATCAAATCATTATCTTGAAGATTTTAGAATTACTAAGGGTGTATGTAGATATCCTAGCGGAGTAACTTTCATACCATCTACAAATCCTTTTGCAAGTGCTCCTGTAAATACTTTAGGTACTGTAAATACAAATCCAGCAACTTCAGCAACTGCTATTTTGACAGTAAATCCTACAGCACAATCTGGTCTTTATTGGATTAAACCAACTGGATATAGTGGTTCTGCCTTTCAAGTCTATTGTGATATGGAAACATCTGGTGGTGGATGGATGCATTGTGGAACTATTTCTGATAATAATGAGGCTTCAAATAATGCAACTAATCATCCTTGGTCATCTCCATTAAACGCCACACAAAATACTGGAATATGGCAGGATACTAGTACTTTAGGTACACAATCATTCACTTCTGATTTTAAAGGATTGGCTTGGTCAAATTGTCCATTTACTCAATTTTTAATTAAAGACCAAGGAAATTCTTTGAGAAATCTTTTTTATACTCAAAGTGGACAAATAACATCAAATAATACTTCATTTTCTTCTTTCTGGACTTCATTATCTTGGGCAGCAGTAGGTTCTGACTCCTCCAATTCTGCATACAGTGCTGGTAGGGCTAGAGGAGTTACTATAAATCATTTTAATATTTCTGACGATGTTCTTGATGCATCTGGAAAATCTATTATTCTATTAAAATATGGTGAAGCAGATGGAACTCAAGATGCTAATAAAGATAGAACTATGATTGCATGGCATCGTCACAATCAACCAGATGGTGTAGATGCTCCTGCTGGACTTGGTTGCTTTACTAATAGGGGTGGAACTATAGATTATCGTGATGTTGTCCCTAGTGCTCAAAGGAGTGGAGATTTTCCAGCAGCCTCTATTTCGGGAGCACCTTTCAACTATACTATTTGGATTAAATAAATGGCACAAATATCAAAAGTAGTTCACTTCGAATCTTATAGTAATAGTATTAGACAAACACCGTCTGCTAGTGCTACCAATACTTCCCTTACTTTTACTTTCACCAAAAAGTATTCGGATACCGATTTAATTATTCAAAGCACTGTTCCAGTTCGTGGTGGTTCTAATGGAAATTATTCGTATGTTGAAATTGGAAGTACCAAAAGAAGGACGGGAATAGCCAAAACATATTATAGTGGTGAGCATATGATTTTAATTAATCAGTGTTGGTCTGGGTTACCTTCTGGACAAACCACAATTAATTTTGGATGGGCAACAAATAATGCATCTTCGGATACTCATTGGTCTGCATTACATCCAAATAATAGTGATGATTCCAGAAATAGGCAAACTGGCAGTAATTGGTTAATATGGGAAGTTAAAACTACAGAAACAGCAGCATCTACTGTTGTAGATACTGACCCATATTGGTCTAATGTGGTTTTGTTAGTAAAAGATGGTTCAACAACAGATTATACTGGTAGACATTCAATAACTACTAATGGTAGTGCTACTACTGTATCGTCAACCCCACCATTCAAATCAAATTATGGTCCAACATGGTCACTTGGTCAAAACTCTAGTAGTTATTTAAGTTATGGAAATAATCTAGGTGATTTTTCTCTTGGTTCTAATACCATTTGGACATTAGAATTTTGGTCATATTTGGCTAATACTGGAAACTATGCACATTATTTTACTCCAGGTGGACAAGATGCTCAAGGAACCTTTAAAAATTATTGGCAAGGTGCGAGATATAGACCTTACATGTATAGTGGAGCTGGATTAATAGTTGGTAGTAATGTAGATACAACTGTATCTGGCAGTGGTACTTGGGTACATCAAGTTTATCAAAGAAATGGAAGTGAACTGCGACTTTGGTTAAATGGTGATTTAGTTGAAACTTCTTCTTCTGGTGGTTCTATTCCAACATCAACTCCTTCTTATGCTAGGTCTGGAGCATGGAGTGGGGAAGCACAACCATTTTATTTGGATGAATTGAGATTGACCTTGGGTGTTGCAAGATATGGTTCTTCTCAATATATTCGAATTCAATCTAAAACATGGCCAACATCATAAATAAAAAAAAGGTATAATTATGGCAGATAATATAACTAAAGTATCAAAATATCTTAATGCAACTAGAATTGCAAATTCTATCACTGCTGACGGACAATGGTATACTTTTGGTTTTTTGAAAGAAGATAATTTTTCTAAGATAGTTATAGAAGCAGTTGTTCCATGTTTTAATAACTCTAATGATGGTGCATATCTTTATGTTGAAATTGATGGAATTAGAAAATATACTGGTGTATTTGAAAATCCCAATTATACTGCTGGTACTGACCAAGCTACCTGTATAAAACAAACATGGTATGGGTTGACAAACGGCAAAAAAACTGTTAAATTTGGGTGGGCCGCTCTTGATGGCGGCGCCAACGTTCCTTGGACTGTTACTCACCCAAATAATCAAGATGATGTTAGAAATCCACAAACTGGAAGCGAGTGGACAATATGGGAAGTTGATGAAAGTCAAGCCGGATATGGTACAATTACTAATCCATATCTTTTTCCAAATCACGCTTTGCTTGCACAAAAGAATGAAGGAGTTTCATATTTTAGGACTGCAAAAGATAGCACAAGACAACTTAGATGGTTCAAATTTGTTCACGGACAAGAATCCAGAGTTTGGGTTTTAGTAGTATCAAGAAATAAAAATGCTACTGATTTATTTACTACATCCTCTGTTAATGCCCTATATTCAGATTCATCTAATCACTTTAAACTTTCTGATTCTGAGATTGAATACTTGACAAATAAAAATTATAATTCATCTAGATATGGATTAGCTTATTTCCCAGCACTATCTACGAATACTTCATTAAATTATACCAGAGGATTGTTTGCAAATGCTCAGGCAAATTTGTATCAACATAATGATTGGAAGCAAAATTATGCTGGTATTACCGTTGGGTGGAGTGTTACTGATGCAAGTTCATGTTCTCCACCACTGAGGGCAAGTGCTACTGCTAATTTTTCTACTTCTTTACCACCACAGGGTTTTGTAGGAACTTCCAATACAAATACCTATTGTGGAAGTCCTCAAATTCTCTCTAATTGGGCAGATAGTGGATGGGACCAGTGGAGTGCAAGATTTAATTCTTCTGGTGGTTGTTCCTATTGTGGAGAAAATAGTGGTAATTATTCTGACGCTAATTTAATTACTAGTGGAGGAAATTACGAATCCTATCTTCATGCAATTTTAGTATCTTAATATGAATCAAATTTATTTTTTTATGTGTGGACTTCCTAGGTCTGGAAATACTTTATTGTCCTCATTATTAAATCAAAATCCAAATATACATGTTGGACCAAATTCTCCAGTTTCATATTTAACATATCAATTAAGGCAAGTAATTCCACAACGAGAAGAAATATTAAATTATCCAAAAAACAAATATCTTGATATGATGGTTAAATCTACAATGCATAATTATTATGCTGATGTAGACAAACCTTATATTATTGATAGGTCTGGGGCATGGGGAAGTTTACAGCACATTGAAATTATAAAAAATTATCTAAATTTAGATGTTAAGTTTATATGTCCTGTTAGAAACGTGGTGGAAATACTTACATCATTTATTGATATGTGTAATAACAATCAACACAATTTCATCGATAAAAATCTTTCTGAAATTACGGATGCAAATCGCTGCGAATTTTTAATGAGAAAAGGTTCTATGATTAATGTGTGTTTGAATTCCTATTCATCATGTAATAATTTAGAATATAAAAAATATTTTCATTTTATTGAATATGATGATTTAATTGAAAAACCGTTACAAACACTAGAAAGCATATATGATTTTTTGAACATTCCTTATTTTAGTCACTACTTTAATGATATTGAACACTATCCTGGATATGATGATTCAATATATGGAATGGAGTTGCATCAAATTAGGAATGCAATTAGTAAGTGTTCTAAAAATCCTCATGATGTTCTACCTTTGGAAATAATTGAGAAATATTCCAACCTTGAATTTTGGAGGTTTTTGTGAACTTTTTTGTTATAAATAAAAAAAGGAAGTATTTGGCTAATTAAGGGGAAAATCTTATGTCAACATTAAACGTTGGAAAAGTAAATTGTACTGGAAACGGTGTGAAACTTCCATCAAAAACAACAGGAACTCTTCCTACTGGAGAAACTGGGTTGCTGGTATTTGATACTACTGTTAGTAGTCCTAAAATTTATAATGGAACTGCTTGGACTTCTGTTGGTGGTGCCACCCCAGGAGGTTCTTCTACACATGTTCAGTATAACAGTGGTTCAGCTCTTGCTGGTTCTGCAAACTTGACTTTTGATGGAACTAATCTTACTTGCGGTGGAAACGTAATTGCAAACTCTGACGAAAGAATTAAAGATAATATCACTACAATTATCAATCCACTGGAAAAAGTTACTGCACTTAGAGGTGTTTCTTACACAAGAAGAGATAATGGCGAAAGACAAATTGGCGTAATTGCTCAAGAAGTAGAAGCAATTATTCCTGAAGTTGTTACTCAAGGTGAAGATGGTATTAAAGGTGTTGCTTATGGAAACATAGTTGGACTTTTGATTGAAGCTATCAAGCAACAACAAAAAGAAATTGATGAACTAAAAGCAAAACTTGCATAATTTTGGAGGATAGATAAAAATGCCAACAAAATTAACATCTACAGGAATTGAAATTAATGGCGTATCACAATCTACCCCTGCAGGTAGTTTTACCTATTCATTTTCCGAATATGCAACTAGAACAGCAATTGGAACGCAATCTGGAGGTTCCTTTGCTACCATGTGGAATCCAATTGCATTCACTAAAAAAACATCATCATCTAAAATTTTAGTTCAAGGACTGTGTATAGGTATGGACGCATATTCATACCCTTATGGTGCAACAGCAATTAGATTGAGACATAGTGATGGAACTGATTATAGAAAATTTATTGGGTCTCAGTATACTCACAATGGAGATGGTGCTCAAACAGTTATTTGGAAAGTAAATTGTGTATGGACTGGTACTGAATTGGGAAGTAAAACTGGAGTTTTTAACATTTATTGGGATTATGGAGACGCAGGCGGCGGTGGCGGCAATAAACCATGGGAAACATACTGGAATTGGAATGCTTCAGATGATAACAGAGCAAGGCAACAAGGTTCTACAACTACAGTTATGGAGGTAATATAATGGCTACAATTAGTGGAACAACATTAAATTATGGTTCAACTGGAACACAAACTTCGGCCGGCGGAAAGATTATTAATTATGGATTTGCAAAATATGATACAAGAACCTCATTACCAGTTGCTGGGTCTTCGGAATATACTTTTTGGAATGCTGCATCTATGACAAGAAGTTTGTCAACTAGTCATATTAGAGCAGTTGCAATGTTACCTGGACATGGATATTATAGTTATCCTTATGGTGGTTGTTTTTGTGCCTTAGTGAGGCCAGATAATAGTAGATTGAATAAATGGTATGGTACAATGTATCAACCAAATCTAGAAGGTGGAGCTCAAGAAATTATGTGGTATACTGATTACACATTTATTCCATCTGAAATTGGTACTCAAACTGGTACATATAGATTGGATTTTGGATACTGGTCGAGTAATGGTTCTGATAATCGTTGGGCAAATATTTGGAATCCTAATGCTAGTGATGATAGTAGAGGATATCAGAAGGGTTCAGTATCCTTCATAGAAGAAATCGTTTTTGGATAGAATTATGGCAATTATTTTAGGCGCAACTGGAATAACTTTTTCTGATGGTACAGTACAAACTGGAGTAGATAGAATTGTAAATGTAACTATTTCTGAAAATAATAGTAGAAGTTCTTTATCAATTGCCAATCAAGTTTTATGGTCACATACTTTTAATAGAGTTTTGACCAATAGCGACATCAGAGTAACTGCTCACATGCCAGGAACAGGACCATATTGCTATCCTTTTTACGGTAATTATTGTGAATTGGTTAATCCATCTGGAACAACATATCGCTCTTATACTGGAGCCAATTATATTCATTCAAATCCAGGATATGAAGTTAATTTTTATGTAGATTATATGTGGAGAGCAGCAGAATTGTCTAGTACTAGTGGTTCTTGGACGATTAGATACGGATGGGAAACTTCTGGCGGTGGTGGAGGATGTAGAATATTTAATGTTTGGAATTATAATATTTCTGACGACAGTAGAGCATATCAACAGGGTTCTACATCTGTAGTTAAAGAATATAAATAAAATTAAAAGGAGATTGCGACATGTCATTATATATTAAAGCAATTGATAACTGTATCATTGCTAATGGTGGTAAAATAGGTCAGTTTCTTTTGAGGGGAGATGATACATATGAAAATATTATTCAGTGGTTTTGTGATGAACTCCAGATACCTTCAAAAGAACAAGTAGAAGAAGAATTCACTAAATTGAAAGCAGAATGGGACAGAACTGCATATCAAAGACATAGAAGTAGAATTTATCCAAATCTATCTGAACTGGCAGATGCTCTTTATCACAAAGAAAAAACTGGTGATAATACTTTATTAGAAAATTACATTGGAAAATGTGATGAGGTAAAGCAAAAATTTCCAAAAGATAACTCAGGAAATCCTGAGATTTTTGTCAATCCAGAAGGAGCCCCAATTTTACAATAATAAGTGAGTATTAATTTATGACTATTGACAAACATTATGAACCGATTTGTATATTTCCAACCATATTGAAAATATACAATTTTGATAAATCTGATGAACTTAAAGAATGTTTATTTGAGATAATAAATAAAAAATATGAGAAGGAAGATTACAATTCCCATCATTCAAAAACATTATCTTTTTATAATAATATTTCTGGATGCAGTTTATTCAAATCTCATAGGGATGAATACTCTATAATTAAAGAGTTTGAAGAATTTACTATATCCTGTGCCAATGATTATGTCAAAATTCTTGAATATATAGTAGAAGGTACAATGATATGTACAAATTCCTGGGTCAATTATTATAGTGATATTGAATCGCATCAAGAACCACATGTGCATGTGAATTCTTTCATCAGTTCCAATTATTTTGCTAATTATGATAAAAATAATCATGCTCCTCTATTCTTCAAGAAGCATGAAGAGTTAGCTTCTATGCCATTCATATCGCATAAAAAAAATAAAGAAACTCAAAATCCTGCTATGTGGGATACAGCATGTTTTAATTATGAAGAGGGTGATATTATCTTTTGGCAATCTCACTTATTTCATTTTGTCCCACAAAGTAAAACACCAGGAAGACTATCATTAGCATGTAATTATATGCCAGATACTTTGGATTTGGGTGGGTATGGATTTAAAATAACTCAAGCATGAACCACAATGGCAATTTTAGGTAGTACAACATTAACAAATAGTTCTGGACAAGTCTTAAGTCAGACTGTAGGAACTTTAATTAAAGCAGAAACATTAGAGTATTCTACAAGAGCATCTGTGAGTAATAGTTCTGATGGTGTTCTATATACCGTTAGTTATACTAAAATATTAGGAGCTACACAATCAAATTTAATTCTTAAATCTGATGTTCGAGGCAGGGGCCCCAACTCTGGCGTTTGTGGAACTTATGTAGCAGTAGCAGGAACTAGAAATTATTCTTATTCTTATTTGTATGATAATAATGCTCAAGAAATTTATATGATTCGTGGAGTTGGAGTATTCACTGGAGTTGCTGCTGGTTCTCAGACGATTACCGTTGGATGGGCCCCGAATAATGGTAGCGGCGGCGAGGCTCCATTTACAGTATTGAATCCAGACCAAGGTGATGGTGATGGAAGATTTAGAAAGCAAACATCAAGACTTACTATCTGGGAGGTAACAATATGATTTTAACTGGAACGACTGTAACTGATAATTCAGGCAAAATAATTCTTCGTGAATCTGGTTCTGTTGTAAATGCTACTGTTTTATCAAGAGATACCGAAGTTGCTTTGAGTTCTTCTAATAATGGCGTACATTGGACTACATCTTATACTAAATTATATGGTTCAGCAACAAATTTAATTGTTTTACCAAAAATTTCAATGTGTCAGTGTTACAATGGTAATTGCGGACATTATATTAGTGTTGGCGGAGTAACAAAATACGGATTTGATTATGTTTACGATTCTTGGTGTAATTCAGATAATCGAGTTCATTTCACTGCAACTTGGACTGGACTTTCCGCAGGAGCAAATACTATAACTATGGGTTGGCAACCTGCCGATGGTGGTTCTAATTTACCTTCCTATTATGAAAATCCTGTTCAAGGAAGAACAGATGGTAGAAGGAGAGCGAATGGTTCTAGAGTAGCAATTTGGGAGGTAGTAGCATGAAGTTAACTAGCGCTGGAATTGAAACTAATGCAGGACAGCCAATTATTAGAGCTAATGGCAGTCTAATTAATGCATCTGTTATTACTTTTACGGGTGAAGTCTCTCATGGTTCTTCGGCAAATGGAACTTTGTTGACTGGTTCTTATACTAAAATTGGAGGAACTGAAACTAATTTGATTGCTATTGCTTGTATCAATGGCAATGGAAGGTCTGCAGGTGTTTGCGGAACTTATTTGGAAATTGGTGGAGTTAGAAGTTATACATTTACATACATGTATGATAACTGGAGTAGTGCTGACCAAGCAATTGAGGGTCACGATATATTCACTGGATTGACAAGTGGCGCTAAAACTGTTACAGTTGGTTGGAGTGCTGCTGATGGTGGCAGTAATCAACCATGGGTATATACAAATCCCACTGGTGGCAGAACAGATTCTCGCCATAGAGCACAAAATTCTTACATAGCAATTTTCGAGGTACGAGCATGACTTTAGATTTAACACAAGTAACAGAAGTTCTTAAAAAATATTATCCATCTCAACAATGGAGATGTGCAGAACCAGTTGACACTGACCCATGTATTCTTGATGAGTATGGCAACATTGTTTCTGGTATTCAATGGTATGAAGAAAATACTGTTGGTAAACCTACAATGGAAGATTTAGAAGAAAGGTGGTTGCAAATTGAAGCAACAGGAGAATATAAAAAACAATGGGATTTACCTAGAGATGAAGGTGGTGGAGGAGTCTATTATGGTACTTTATCGCAGTATGCACAAAGATTACTTACTCTTTCTGATTGGGCTGCCCTTCCTGATGTAGGACTTGAAAATCAAGCAGAATGGGATGCATATAGAGCGACACTTAGAGATATTCGTTCAAATCCATCTGCGGATAAGACTATTCCTTCCATCCCTCAAGTTAAATACAAGTAATTTTAGATAAGTGAAACTGATGTAACAGGGGCTTGACGCCCCTGTTTTTTTGCGCTACTATATAGAAGTAGTTCAAACGAAAACAAATTAAAGCACATGGGTCGTACTTATCGTCGTGATGACCA